TGGGCGGTGACGCGCAAGTCTGAAAAGACTACTGCCATTCCTAGCAACATCCAGACTTGGCGCGATGCAATCCGCGCTAAAGCCACCGCGATGGAAGATGCCATTGACGGCGCTGCAAACACGGATGCCGTAGCTGCGCTGTTCCTAGCGTGGGATGCGGAGGGCAACAAGTCTGGTATTCTTTATGATTGGCCGGAACTTGGGTGATGAACGATCAAGCCAAAACAATTTTTGATGTTAGTAGTTTTTTTGTAGTTGCTGGAACATTGATTGATTGGCTCCCCGCTGTTGCAGCGTTAGCGTCATTGGCATGGTCGCTAATCCGAATTTATGAAACTGAAACTTTTCAGAAGTGGATGGAAAAATGGCGCAATCGGTAATGCTATCTTATGGAGAGATTACAATTTTAAGCATAATAGTGGTTGGGCTACTATTTGCTGCGTTCCGAAAATAAATGGAACTCGACGCTCGAATGATCCTGACGCTAGCCGGGATGCTGGTATCCGTGGTTTCGGCTGCGGCTATCGTACGTCAAAAATTAGCTACTGTTATTGAACAATTACAGGATATAGAGAAGCGGCTTCGTGGTTTAGATCGGCGCATAGACGCTCTTGATACTATAACTGAAATGACACAGCAACGAACAAACATACTCGCACAAATGTCATCGCCGGAAAATCTTAGACGTGACCATATGTCCCTTGCTCAAGTACTAGCTGACATAAGCAATTTAAAATCCGAAACTCAATCACTGAGAAAGATGCACAACGGTGTTCATCCACCCGTTGCAAATGAAAGGGCAGCAAAATGATAGGGTTATTATCGGCTGTACTACCATCTGTCATGGAAGTTGCTGGAAGGTTTTTACCCGAGGACAAAGAGAAGCGGGCCGCTGCCGAGCGTGAAATACAGGCTAAACTCACAGACAGTCTAGCTCAAGTCGATCTAGCGCAGCTTGGAATTAACAAAGTTGAGGCGGCTCATCGTTCTATGTTCGTGGCAGGCTGGCGTCCCTTTATCGGATGGACTTGCGGGGTAGCCCTTATGTATACTTATGTCCTCCAGCCAATCCTAGTTTTTGGGTTAGCGCAGGCTGGATATTTAGTCGAGTTGCCAAAAATGGACTTGGGCGAGCTAATGCCGGTTTTGATGGGGATGCTCGGTTTGGGTGGCCTCAGATCATGGGAGAAGGTCAAAGGAGTTGCTAGATAATGGCGGTGAAAGCTAGAGGTCTTGGTGTTTCTGAATGGCAACCAATTAAAATTAAGCACCGAACCAGTATTGGTAACGGGCCTAATTCTAGACCTGCTAACAAGCGTAAACGCCGTTCGTGGAAGAAATACCGGGGTCAAGGTAGATGAACAGAGAAACTCTCGTATCCGAGCTTATCGCTGACGAAGGCGAGGTGCTGTCTATATACATCTGTACCGCAGGACATGAAACGTGTGGTGTAGGTCATATGGTGCGAGAGTCTGACCCGGAATATGGTTGGCCTGTAGGCGCTCCAATTACAAAAGAACGTAGTGACGAACTACTACAAGAGGATCTGAAGGTCGTCCTTAGTGATTGTGTTTGGGCTTTCGACGATTTTGACGCACTGCCAGAAGAAGTGCAGCTTATAATCGCTAATATGATGTTTAATCTTGGTCGTCCGCGTTTTAGTAAGTTTATAAAATTTATTGCTGCCGTGGAGGCCGCAGATTGGGAAGAAGCTGCACGACAGATGAAAGATAGTAGGTGGCATGTACAACTTCCCGAACGTAGTGGGAGACTGATCGCTCGTATGGGAGGTGTAGATGCCCTTTAAGAAACTAGAGCTTAAACCCGGCATAAATAAAGAAGCTACAAGGTATTCTTCTGAAGGTGGCTGGTATGATTGTGACAAGGTTCGTTTTAGGCAAAACTTCCCCGAGAAAATAGGAGGTTGGAGCCGGATATCTGGAAACACATTTGTAGGTATATGTAGGTCTCTATCGGCTTGGCTTACTCTAGCAGGGCAGAAGCTAACCGGTGTTGGCACCAGCAAGAAATTTTATCTAGAACAAGGGGGCGTTTATTATGATGTTACCCCCATTAGAGCGACTACTACCAACGCAGCTACTTTTGCCGCTACTAATGGCTCTACTACGCTGACTGTTACTGATAACACCCACGGTGCGGCTGTAGGTGATTTTGTTACTTTTAGCAGTGCGGTGTCTTTAGGAGGCACTATAACAGCAGACGTACTAAATCAAGAATACGAGATTGCAACTGTACCCAGTGTAAACACATACACTATAACTTCTTCTGTAGCAGCTAACGCTTCTGACTCGGGCAACGGTGGATCAGCTACTGACGCTGCTTACCAGATAAGTATAGGCTCAGACTCAGCGGTGCCTCTGAATGGTTGGAGCGCTGGTACGTACGGGGAAGGCACGTGGAATAATGGTGGTTCTTCTACTGTGTCTCTACGTACATGGACTCAATCTAACTTTGGGGAAGACCTTATATTTGGTCCAAAACGGGGTCAAATATTCCAGTGGGACGCTACGAATGGACTTACTACACGTGCGTTGCTTTTGTCAGGTATTGGCGGTGCTTCTGACGTACCGACGATCCAGAACTTCATACTTGTGTCTGACATAAACCGATTCGTATTTTGTTTTGGCCCAAACATTATTAGCACGACAACCCAAGACCCTATGCTCATACGTTGGTCAGACCAAGAAGATGTCTTGAACTGGACCCCCTCTGCAACAAACCAAGCCGGTAGTCTACGGTTGTCACGGGGTTCAGAAATAGTATCCGCGCACCAAGCTAGGCAAGCAGTAAATGTGTGGACTGATACTTCTATGTACAGCTTACAGTACGTTGGGGGGCAGATAGTCTGGGGCGCACAGCTTGTTGGCGAGAACATATCTATAGTCTCTGATAAAGCCGTGGCCTACGCCAACGGAGCTTCCTATTGGATGGGCAAAGACAAATTTTACACTTCAGATGGTAGTAGGGTCCAAACGTTAAAGTGCGATCTGTTACGATACGTATTCAGTGATTTTAATGCCCTACAAACAGACCAAATATTTGCTGGCACAAACGAAGAATACCACGAGATATGGTGGTTCTATTGTTCAAGTGATTCTGAAACCGTAGATCGGTATGTAATTTACAACCATCAAGACAAGATCTGGTACTATGGCACCCTAGCTAGAACCGCTTGGTTAGATTCTGGTATGCGAAACTTTCCGGTAGCCGCTACCTATACTAAAAATCTAGTCAACCATGAAGAAGGGATCGACGATAACGAGACAGCAACCACCATTGCCATTAGCTCGTACATAACTTCTGCAGAATTTGATATAGAGGATGGTCACAGGTTTAGCCTTGTGTCCAAAGTACTACCGGATATTACCTTTGATGGGTCTACAGCAGATTCTCCTGTAGCGTCGTTGTCGTTGCTTCCACTCCAAGACTCTGGTTCCGGCTACAACAGTCCTAATTCAGAAGGAGGTAACAGCAGCGGTACAATTACAAGGTCTGCTACTTCCCCCGTAGAGAAGTACACCAGCCAACTTGATATGCGCGTGCGCGGTAGGCAAATGTCTATTAAGGTTGAGTCTACAGCGGCAGGTGTGCAGTGGCAGCTAGGCTCTCCTCGTTTAGACACACGACCTGATGGGAGGCGGTAATGTCGTCAACCTTTAAAACAAATATGGACTTTGTGTCTCCCCCATTGTCTTTTGCTCCAGAAGAATACGAATCGGGGTTCTTTAGTCAGAGCAATGAAACGTTGCGATTGTATTTTAACCAAATAGATAACACACTCAAAGATGCTCTAAAGCAGGAGTATGCAGAGTCTACAGCGTGGTTTATGGGCTAATGGCTAATAACTACAAAAACGCTAAACTAGATCTTACAGCTACGAGTGTAACTACTCTGTATACGTGTCCTACAGCCACTACCGCAATATTCAAATCTATATTGGTGTCTGAAGATTCTGGTAATGCCGATACGATAACTGTTACGCTCACTAACGACGCTTCTGTGTTTAGTTTGTTTAAGGTAAAAGCGATAGGAGCAAACACTACAGTGGAGCTACTGACCGCCCCATTGGTAGTTACAGAAGGTGAAATCTTAAAAGTCAACGCTGCTACGGCTGACAGGCTGCATGTGGTCGCTAGCTTGTTAGAAATTGGGTAGTTTTAATATGGCTCAAATGGAAACTATAAGCAGTAACGATAAAGAGTTACGTAGCGCTGAAATTATAACTAAAGCGCTCGATCAAATTGGTGCTGGTGATACTCCCATTGCTACTGCGTTAGCAATTATTGCTAAAGAAGGTACGCTCGATACCGCTGATACCGTTCAGTTTGGTAATACTGTGTTTTTAGCAAATCGCGGTGTAGGAGCAAATAAGAACAAAATGGTTGGGCGTGCCTTTAATGTAGACACAGGCAAAAACTACCTTAATAACTGCCTTGAATATATGGAATACTTACGGAAAAAAGATATAACTCACTACAGCACTTCGTTTAGTGGGTCTGAAGTATTAAAATTACTTCAACTAATGCAACGAGTATTCAAAAACAACACTGATAGTAGGATATACATAGGGCAAGAGGCTAACGGCAACTACGTATCATATTTCAAACTCGGCAATGATCCAATACCGAGGGTTTCTTAAATGGGTTTTGTAGCAAGCGCCGTTAGTAGTGCCGTAAGTTGGGTTGGGGATGCAGTAGAATCTGTCGTAGATTTTGCCGTAGACGAAATTCTTGAGCCTGTCATTGACATGGCTAGCGGCGTTGTCAAGGGGATGTTGGACGACCCTCTTACAACTATCGCTACTATTGCTGCCGTCGCTACCGGAAATGCTTGGGCAGTCCCTCTTATAAACGGGGCTAGTACAGCCATACAAGGCGGCGATATAGGGGACATAGCTCTCGCAGTAGCTGCGTCTTATGTAGGCTCTAAAGTTGGTCCTATAGTGGGTGACTTCGTTGGGGCAGAGGTAGGCAGCAGCGTTGGTAGTGAAGCAGTAGGTAGAATTGCCGGAGAGGCCGCTGCCGGAGCTGCTCGGGGCGTGATTACAGCAGCAGCTACCGGAGGCGATATTGGTAGAGCTGCCCTTATGGGCGCTGCTAGTGGGGCTGGGCGTGCCTCTTTTTCAGAAGCTGGGTCTTACATACGAGAAGGTATGGAAGCTAGTGAGGCAGAAGTTGCCGTTGATGGCGCTGGGTATGGATCTGCTGATGTTGGGATGGAGTACTTTGAAAGCAGCGACTTTGTAGACAACTTTAACGCTGCAACAGAGTCTATTGGTATTGAGCTATCTGACATAGTTGATACTTGGGATTCAATACCGGAGATAGCGCAAGACGTAATAACAAGTGCTGCTGGGGCAACTATATCTAGTCTAGCTATGACCGGAGAAATGCCGAGCGACAAACAACTAGCTAGCGCAGTTACGTCCGCTGCTATTGCGTCGAAAGCAACATCACGAGCGCTTACAAACGTAACAGGTGTATCTGATAAGTCTGCAGCACAGATAGCTAAAGTTATAAGTGATGTTTCTAGAACAGCTTATACAGGCGCAGATCCATATGAAGCATACAAAGCTAGCCTTTCCGGTGTATTTCAGGAAGACCTTAATAAAGCCATAGATGAAGTTACAAGCGGGGGTCTGGATGCTCTATTTGATAACATAGCGGGTAGTACGGCTGCATATGAAGTAGCTTTAGGTGGCGCGGAAGAGAAATCGCTATTAGTAGATGTAGCCGCCGAAGGTGTTAACAACGTAATAGATCAGGCCGAAACTCTAAGAGCCGGGCAGGTTGAAGGGTTCTATAGCTACGAAGAGTGGGAACAAGAGAAAAACGCTTTTGAAGCTGGTGGGCGTACCGATAGAGCGGCGTATGATCGGCTTAATGCGTGGAATGCTAAATACGCAGAGATAACGGCTCCGCTATCAAACCTCCGCACTGTATATGACGAACAAGTACTTAACTACAATGCGGAAATAGATAAAGTCAAAGCTGCGGAACAGGCTCTGTTTACAGACCAAGAGTATTTGGACCAAGCTGCTGAACCTATTCGCGCAGTAGCTAACGAAGGATTTACAAAAGCGTTACGTCCAGACTTTAACGAAACAGAATATCGAGAGTTAAACAATTTATCGTCTGACACTGATGCTTACGGGCATTGGCTTGCTACAGGTAGATCAAACCCTGTTAACAGGCAAGAATCTGATACACAGATAGATAGGACGTTACGACAAAAATTTTATAGTCTGTCGGTTTCTCAGGAAGACAAAAAGTGGCGAAGTTTAGAAGACTATAAAAAGTTTGAAGACGGCCTTGTAGACGCAGCAAAGGCAGTAATCGGAAACGATTTAAACGCAGTCAGAAATCTTGACTTATCCGCAGATCCGACCCTTACTCCGGTTGTAGCGGCTATAAATGCTTATATTAACGACGCTCCTGACCTATCTCGGAGCGCGGTAGAGGCAATAACCAGACCTATATCCAAGGCTCCCGGTACTACAGATGCTGACATAGCTTCGGGTAAAGCTCGTCTGGTTGCTGTAAATAGGTCACTTCAGTATGCGGCTTCTGCGTCCGATGGTGGACAACGCGCCCTTCAATTTACAACCGAAGACGTTAATTGGACTGAGCCTGCATTTAATCCAGAGTTTAACACTGAAACCCGTACAGTATTTAGCCCGACTACAAACCAATACATTGTGCTGAACAGCGAAAGTGGCGCAGAGTTAAAAAGGTTAGCGGCTGGCGGGGATGTACTACCTGATGGTACTGTTGTTCCTATGTCAGAAGTCGGAACGATCTACACCCAGCCCCTGCCACCTCCACCACCTACACTAACTGAAGTAGCCAAGATAAATCCTGTTGCAGCAATAGACGCTGCGGGCAAGCTAGAACTAAACGAAGAAGAGTATAGCAAGTTAGACTTCTTCTCTCGCAGCCTTGTAGATCTTTCTGTAGGTGTTAAAGATACTATTGAGTACCTAGACACTAACAGAGCCAAAATTAAAGAGGAGTACGGGATTGATGTAGGTGATTTAGATGGGGTCCGTAAAAATGCTGGCACTGTGCTGGGCGCTGGCGGGGAGCTACTAAGTGGTTTTAACGGGATTGTTAGTTTCTTCCGCAACAGCCGAAATAACCCCATAGACGCCCGAACAACTAATTTGGGTAAAGCTACTCAGGCAATGATTGGTATTGCTACAGCTACACAGCCGGAAGAGTATAATAATTTAGTAGAAGAGTGGGAGAAGAGTTACCAAAGTGCTGAAGGTATTGTAGGAACTCTTCAAGCCATTGGTGAAGGATTGTATAGTTCTAAATACCGAAGTGTGGTGTTGAGAGAAATAATAGCTAAAGAACTTATACAGGAACTACCGTTACTACTCGCTTCTGGTGGTGTAGGCACAGCAGTTAAAGCTGGAATTAGAGGCGGGGCGTACGTTGGTAGGCAGGCAGGCAGAGAGTTCGCGGAGGAGACGGTTAAACAAGTCTCTCAAAAGTGGGGCAGCGCCGCTGCATGGACATCAAATGCTGGACTACAAACATTAGAAACTGCTGGTGCCACTGCGGGCGAAACGTATGCTATAACCTATGATGAGTTGATGAAGTTGCCGGGGATGACAACGGAAGCAGCGTCAGCTAGAGCGCAGGAATATGCCATAACTAACGGACTTATGGCAGCGGCCATAGAAGGCACAGTTGGTCGTGTGTTTGATCCCGGTGACAAACTTGTGTCGAGCGTTGTTGGCGGGCAAAAGATGAAGTATGCCCTCGGCAACATAGGTAAAAAAGCTGCCGGTATTGTAGGTGAAGGTGTTTCGGAAGGGGTAGAAGAAGGTGCGTCTGCCTACTTTAACTACCAAGCTGTAAAAGAAATAAACCCCGATTCCGAGCTGTTTAAGCCGGGCGGGGCGTATGCTGATTTAGGTAACCTCTTAACCGCAAACTCTGTGTTAGGAGCGTTGGCAGGTACTGGTACGTCTACTTCTATTGTAGCTGCGGGCAGCGTGTACAACGCACTTTCGGGGGGAGAATCCAGACCCCCGTCACCGCTTGATACGCCAAGTGGGGGTCCAACGGGTGCTGGCCCAACGCAACCTAAAACTACCAATACAAACAACGTTTTAGGTAACGCACTTGTAAACCTTAATCCTACGATAAACCAAGCTGCCAATGACGCTGGATCGTCTAATCCAGAAGTTCGTGCTGCCGGTGAAACTAAGATCAGAGAAGTATTTGGGTACGATCCAGACTATCAGTTTGACGGAACCACTATAGACGCAACCCAAAATCCTGATGGTGTGTATAGATTTAACACCGCTGTAGACATACTTAACTCTGCTAACGACAACAGCTACAACACGCTCGGTGAGGTGCAGTCTGGGTTCTCTGAAAACACAGCGGGCGTTCCATTTGTACCTTCTTCGGCGGATATTCAACGGTTTGTAGGTGCCGCACCTGACGTAACCCAAGCACCAGATGTTGCGCCCGTGCCTAGCACTGATGTCCTGCGGGCAGGCATTAACGATTTTATCGACCAAAACTATACCGATGCAGACGAAGTTGCAGACTACTTTACTAGTCTTGGGTACGGACCTTCTCAAACAGAAGTACAACAATTTACGGGGCAGACCCCCGAGACAACACAACTTGCTACTATTGACCCGTATGTAGACCCTCGTCAGACAACAACTAATGAAGTGTTAGATTACTTTACTAGTCTTGGGTATACGCCGGATCAGTCTGAAGTAGCATTATTTACGGGTCAGGGTGCAGAAAACTTCCAAACCACCCAGTTTGGAGCGGTTGATCCGTATGTAGATCCCCGACAGGTTACACGGAGTGAAGCAGAACAGTTCTTTGCAGACCAAAACTACCCGGCTACAGAAGACGATATTACTCGGTTTGTAGCGCAAGCCAACGACCCCACATTCCAAACAACCCAAGAACAAGCGCTTACAACAGAGTTTGACCCACTAGCGGTTACGGAAGGCGAAGCTAGAACTGCTTTTGAAACGGCAGGATTCTTTGATGCTTTGCCTGCCGATGTAACACGTTTAGCGGGACAATACGCCGAAAGCGATCTTGGTGGGCGTGTACAAGAAGCTCTACCTACTGCTACCTATAACAGCATTGCTAATATGCTAGGTAAATCAGGACAAGAAGTTACAAATACCGATATTGATTTTGTTACCGATATTATAGCACAGCAAGAGGTGTTAACAGAACCCACACCGTTTACTCAAGAACAACTACAGTACGATGTAAACGCTGATAATGTAGTGGATATCGCAGATCAAACCATGTTACAACAGGTTATGGCTGGCACGGTGCCACAAACGCAACTAGCCCCGACTAGTCAATTCGCTGCTACAGGCATACAGGGTCAGATACAGCAACAAACGCAGATGCAACAGCAACTGCAGCAACAGATACAGACTCAGGAAGATAATAGGCTTAAAAGGCAGACGCAACAAAACCAACAGGCATACATGCAGCAGCTACTAGAAACGTCTCCTGTAGAGGTTAAAACGCCAGACCCGGCAAGCATTGACTATGTGTATGATCCGTTCGGTGAGAGTATCTTTGCCACACCACAGCAAGAGGCGTTGTTCGTCGATCCTTTTACGCAACGTAATGCAGCAGCACAGGGTGGGATTGTAAGCGCCCTAGGAGGTAAACGATGAGTTGGTTTGACGACTTACTAAACGATGGTACTGCCAATAAACTTATTAACTTAGGTATTGGCGCTGGGGCACAGTATTTTGGCCTTAACGATCCGCAAGTGCAAAAAGTAGGATACCAAGGCGAAATTCCAGAATACGATATGCTGCGAGAGCGCGTGCCGGGTACATATGATCCTAATCGCCGCCCCGGTAGTAGCGGACAGCGTTATTTTACTGATGCTCGGTTTGTACCAAGAGGCACACTTCCTGCACCTATGAGCGCAGAGGGGCTTGCCGCATTAAATGCTAGCAACCCGGCACGTAGAACTCGACCTGTTGGTACTGGTATGGCCGCAGGGGGTATTGCTCAACTTAAAGAGGGTAAGTATCTAGACGGCGCTAGTGATGGTATGGCGGACGAGGTGCCTGCAAGCATTGAAGGCGAACAGGAAGCAATGTTGAGTGATGGTGAGTTTGTTGTCCCCGCCGACGTTGTAAGCCACCTTGGTAACGGTAATTCTGACGCGGGCGCAAAAGAACTATACGATATGATGGACCGCATCCGCAAAGCTCGCACTGGTACAACGAAGCAAGGTAAAGAAATTGATCCTGCTAAGTTCTTACCGGCGTAGGAGGTAAATATGGCGCTAACAGATAGTAATATAACGACCCAACAAGGCACGGCAACGGATACGGCTCCTGAGAGTATAATCGGTAAGAAAACTGGGCAAGAGTCTGCTCTTTCTAATTGGGTTGGTCCCTATGTAACGGAAATGTTGGGGCGCGGGCAGGCTGTATCTTCAAAGCCTTTTGAAGCCTACATGGGGCCACTTACGGCGGGCGAGAGTGCGCCTCAAACCGCTGCATTTCAAGGTATTGCCAATCTAGCGGTGCCCACGGAGCAGATGACAGCGTTTACGCCTCAGACTTTTGGTACAGAGCAAGCTACGCAGTACATGAACCCGTACGTGCAGAACGCATTACAGCCTCAACTAGATGAATTAAACCGGCAGCAGCAGCTTAAACGTGTTGATAACGCAAGTAGGTTAAGCCGCGCTGGGGCATACGGTGGTGGTCGTCAAGCTGTTATGGAGTCGGAGCTTGATCGTTCTTATCTTGATAAAGCCTCAGAGATTACCGGATTGGGTTATCTAGACGCTTACAACAAAGCCCAACAGCAGTTTAACGCTGAACAGAATCTTGCAATGCAGGCGCAGAACCAGACAAATGTGTATGGCCTAAATGCTCTACAGCGCCAAGCCGAGCTTGGTCGTCAGCAACGAGATATTGAACAAGCAGGTATTGATGCTGATAAAGAGCAGTTTGATTTTGAATACCGATTCCCATACAAACAAATTCAATTCCAACAGTCACTTCTACAGGGTTTGCCTCTTGCCGCTCAAAGCTATAACTACGCGCAACCTAGCGCCCTCGCTAACATCCTTACTGGTACTTCGGGATCACAAGGCTTAGCAACGAGTCTATTAGGAGAGGGCGGTATCGGTGGCCTTATTAGCGGTCTGTTTGGTGGTGGAGACACTAACTATGCAGAAAATCAACTGCAGGCTCAATATGGGTATGGCGACGTTCCGTTTTAGTACGAGGATTTAATTATGACTATTGACCGTATGGTGCAAGAAAAAGCGGATGCGTACCGGAATAACCCCGCTGCGCTGCAGAAGAATTACCAGATGAACCAAGATCTTCTGGACCTGTTGGCGTTGCAGAAGATTAAGTCTGAAAAAGATGCCGCAGCCCGAGAACTGCAAATGTCTATGGAGCAGAACCCCCAGACCATTGCCGAACAACGTGGGGTAGAGGCTGTAGATCGTACAAAAGACGACCTTGTTAAGCAGGTGGGTGGTGTTGCTGCACAACGTCAACGTCAACAGCAACAGAATATACAGAGAGCAGCCGCAGGCGCTCCTCCCGCAGGCGCTCAAATGACCGGCGTTGCGGGTCAATCCGCACCAAACATGCGTATGCAGAGCGGTGGTATCGTTAGTTTTGCAAACGGGGATAAGGTTGAAGCTAAACCTATGACTCCTGCCGAACTTCTTGCGGGTGTTAACTACGAAGGTGGTGTAGAAGCATTTAAGAAAGAAGATCCTGCAACACAACAGAGAATACTAAGTACTATTAACAGTCAACGTTCGTCACGCCGCCCCGGCATAACGGATTTAGGGGTCTCGTATCTAATAGACGCAATCCAATCTCCTCTTGTGGGAAGTGTTAATTTAGCTTCAGATTTCTTGCGTGGAGTAGGTGTTATGGGTCCGGGGCAAAAAGGATTCATGGAACAGCCACTTACAGCGATTTCGGACAGAACACGCGAAAAAATGAATGATCCTAGAGTGCAACCCGTAGATATGTCGCGGCTACAACCTCCCCCCGCCGCCGCAGTTGCCACTTCCGCAAACCCCTCTGCAGGGGTGGGTGGTGCGACAGACAATGTGCCTCCCGCAGCACCACCGCTTGTGTTCCCTAGTCCAACAATGGATTCGCCGGTTACTGCTAACCGTACTAACACCGGAACGTCAACTACAGCTTCGCTAGATCCTACATATACTACAGGCATAAAGAATTTAATAGATACACAAACTACAGCGGCAAGTGGGTTGCAGGGTCGCGTAGACGCAAGCCCAGATGTTTATGCTGGCACCGCTGTAGAGGACGCAGAGAAAAATTTAGATAGGTCCGGTATTGCCAGTAAGTATGGAGATATGCAGCGGCGTCAACGAACGTTAAGTGAACGTGGCGCGGCCAGTAGGAAAGATAACCGGTTCTACGATCTTCTCTCTCGTGCTGGAGGTCAAGGCGCTCTTGCTAATATTGGACGCGCTGCTTCAGATATGCGCCGGGGTGACCGGATGCAGGATCAACTCGATCTCGCTAACGAACAAGCTATCGAGCAGAAAGGACTTGCAGCAGATATAGATATTGGTAAAAAAGCTGTAGATACGGGAGTAGAAGCCCTTAGAATTAAAACCTCCGACCGCAACAACGCGGTTCAGGCACAAACAAAACTATACGGAGATATAGGTCAAAGCCTATCAGATCAAGCAAGAAGGGGGCTTGACGTTACTACGGCAAATATGACTAAAGAACAAACGGATGCAAGAATTGCAACTCAATTAGCAGTTGCTGAACTTGGAGCTAATTCTAGAGTAGCAGTAGCCGAGTACAACGGTAAGATTCAAGTGCGTGGTCAAGATATTCAAAAGTTAGCTTCTGAAGCTAAAGACAGGCAAACACTAACTTCTCTAATGATACAGATTGATAGAGAGCTAGCTAAAGTTGACGCAGGCATAGCGAAATCTGTTACTGATTCGATTATGGCTGATGTTCAAAGTCTGAATCTAAAAGGAGCGGAACGAGAAAATTACATAAAAGAAAAAACAACCGTTGCAAGAGCAGCTAACGCTGCCACACGAAAATCACTTCTTGACACACAGAAATTTATTAGAGGGCGCGTGCAAGGAGCCTTTACTTTACCGGGCGCTCCCCCCGATGCAATGAGCGGATTTTCAAATTTAACCTCTACGCCCGCTAGTCCTTAATAGGGTTTTTAAGGGATGCCTAGGTACCGTATTACAGATAATGCTGGCACTGTTCACGAAATTGACGGGCCTGCAGGCGCGACTCGTGAGCAGATTATTGCTGCGATTGAAACAGACATAACCAATGAAGAAGTAAGAAAAGCCGAAGAAGACTACGAAAAGTATTTAGCAACCCGCGCAGAAGTAGAACCAGAAGAGGACAATGACTCTTTCTTAAATTCGTTGCTCGTAGACACAATTCAAGCTCCTGTTGTTGGTTTTGTAAATACACTTGAAAACTCTGCTCTTGGTTTGGCAACTCTGCTCGATGAGGGCGCTGAACTTAAAGCCCGCGATGTCATCAAAGGTGTCGCGGATGCTATGAAGCCGGAGATAAAGAACGCTGATAACGCTTTAGTTAAACTTGGCACTGGCGTAGGTTCTGTAGCTGGTTTTGCTCCGGCCCTTCTTACTGGTCCTTTAGCACCTTATACCACCGCAGCAATGGCTCTTAGTGGTGGTGCGGGCGAGGCTAGTGAGCGAGCGCGAGCAGCGGATGCTACACAAGAGCAACGTAACAAAGCAGCTTTACTAGGTACGATCCCCGGCGCTTTCGATATTGTCCCGTTAGCCAGACTTAGTAAGAAATTTGCGCCGGGTCTTGTAGACGATATCGTTAATAAATTTGGTAAACCCGAAATAGATGGGATTGGTTCTCGTATACGACGCGCCCTTACTACTGGTGGTATAGAAGGCGCACAGGAAACAGCGCAAGGTATTGCCCAGAACCTTATTGAGAGAGGCTATAAGCCAGACGCGGAACTACTCAAAGGTGTTGGAGAAGAAGGTCTCATTGGTGCTGGTTCTGGCGTTATCATTCAAGGATTACTAGACGCTTTTGTTGGTCGCGGAGCGCGTAAGGGTGGTCCTCAAGAAGAACAACTAGCGTTACCCGCACCCGAAGGTATAGCAGGATTATTGCCTCCACCACGGGAGCCTCTGGATGCACCTGATACTATTTACGGTCCTGATGAAACTGGAGAAACACCTTTATTAGCCGCACCACCAGAACCAGTAGGTCCGGAAAGGCAGTTACCCCCTCCTGCTACGCGGATGCCCGACGAAACTAGCGGTGAAACTATTTCTCTCCCTGACGAAAGAACGTCTGAGAGTGATCTTCGCGTAGCACAACTAGAAAATATTATATCTAACGCTGAAAGTAATATTCAGAATATTAGAAATACGCCTATTGGACCGTTTGAAGGCGCACAAGAAGATCCTATTTTTAAAGCTGTAGAATCTGAACAAGACACAATACGCCTAGCTCAACAAGAAATTGATAATGTAAGAAGACGCCCTCAAGAATTTGAGGCCGCAGAAGCACAACAACTTGAACAACTAGAAACAGAAATTAGGGGTCCGCAACCTACACAAGACCTTGACGCAGAGCTACGTAGAGCTGTCCAAGATGCACCCGAAACTCCTATGGCTATTGCTGCTCAAGAAGCTCTTGACAGTCAACCCGTAGCGCCGGAAGTAGCGCCGGAAGTAGCGCCGGAAGTAGCGCCGGAAGTAGCGCCGGAAATAATACCTACACAAGCATCTTTGCCGAGTATGGGACGGCCATTCGCAGAAAAATCAACAGCGCCTGCCTCTACCGTTGCCCCTGTTTCTGAACCACGTGTTCTAGATGAACCAACTTTAGACGAACTTAACGTTCCTGCAAAAGCTCCTATACGTAAGCGTATTGTAGGTAAAGATCTTAATGATCCTGATGTACGTCAAGATTTAGCTACATTTGCTGGTAGAAAGAAAACATCCCAAAAAGCAAAATCTAGTATTAACAGGTTGTTAACTGCAACTCCTGATGAGCAGGCAGATATATTTACGAGGCAACCACTCACTGCTTCCGCTACTTCAGACGTTGCTGTTACACCCGTAGCAGAACAAGTTACACAACAGGAAGGACAGGTAACAGAAGGAGCGCAGGATGTCGAGCAGTTGGAACTTTTCGGAGACCCAATCAGCGCTGTCAGCCTTGACCGCGCAACAGGTAGAACAGGCGATGTCGCTCCTGTACCACAAGCCGTTCCCGTGGACCCAGATACCACCGGACCTGCAGCACCTGCAGCCGCTAGAGTGGGCGCTGTTGCGGATAACCTTGGAAGATCTATTGGAAGAGCGGGAGATGAACTCGCTTCACTAGAACGCGCAGAGCCAGCTACCAAACCCAAAAAACGTACGGCCAAACCCAAAAAGCCTGCGGCTAAACTACCGCCGAAAAAATTAACGCCTAAGAAGATTGAGGCTAAAAAGCCCGCTGCTAAGAAGCCCGCTGCTAAGAAGACTGCGGCGGATCAAAAACCGCTTGAAACTCGTGTAGATGAAGACGGAAACACTGTAACCATTGTGCCTGAAGGTACTTCTGGTAAGAAGAAACGCAAGTCGTCGCCTAAGAGTAAGCAGCTTGAGATAGAAGTCGGAGAACGGTCTGATCTTAAATTCTTTACGGAAGCACAGCCTACTTGGGCTAGGCGCGAGATAACCCCTACTGATAATGATGTAGTTAAGGTAGACGAACTTGTTAGGTCCAAACGTACTCGCGCAGAACAGCGGGGAGAAACAGCCGCTGATAAAGATAGAGCGGCAGCAAGAACTTACTTTGGTAGGAAAGAAGACCCGATAGAGGCATTAGAGGAAATAGCCCACGAAGCTGTGTTCGCTAAGAAACAGCACAGGAAAGACGTAGGCGCTTTTACGAATGCAGAAAATCAATATATGGCGGGTAAAGGTAAAACCACCGCAAAGCGGGCTTTGAGTTGGGCGCGGGCTAACCTTGATGCAGCTACTGTAAAACAACTGGATGATTTTATTGCTGCGGAACAGGCGGCATTAACTCGCGGTGAATTAAACCCAGACGCCGACATAGATATTGTTGCCGAAGCCGGTCCACGCCGTTCTCCGATGTCTGACGCTTTCCTCGAAGCAGATGAAAAGCAAGTTAAGTCTTATGTTGATGCTCAGTTAGCGGAGAACATAGAAGAGCTGTCCGAAATCAACATTGATGATGTTATTGCTGAAGAAGGAATTGACGTTAGTAGTGTTGAGTATCTAGGGGCAGATCAGGTTGTGGGCCTTGATCTACCGGTTCACCCGGTAATCAACAACCTATTGCGTGCTGGCAAGTTAAAGGAAGCACTACAAACCCTTGCTACCACGTCCCCAAGTAGCCGCGTAGCTCAAGTAGCTCGCAAACTAGCGCAAAGATTGGGCGACACCGAGGTAGAAGTTGTAGAGAACCTGACCGACGAGGCGGGTATGCCTGTTGCTGGTTTGTTTGATCCCAAAACCAACACCATTAAGATTGACGCAGCAACTGGTATCAACCCGCATACAATTCTACATGAGACTACACACGCGCTGACTTCTGCAACACTGGCTAATAAGTCACACCCCGTCACCAAACAGCTACAAAAACTATTCGACGATCTCCGAGAGCAAGGGGCGCTGGACAGTTTTTACGGGTCACAAAGCCTAGATGAGTTTGTAGCAGAGGCTTTTGGTAACCCAGAGTTCCAAACAGAACTGGCAAACATAAAACCTGATGGCTCACCGATTTCGGCGTTGCAAAGGTTCTTCAACACGATTGGCAACTTTGTACGGCGCATGTTGGGGATGCAGACTAAACCGTTGGGTTCGGCGCTAAATCAAGCTGATACATTCATTGAAGCCATGCTCGCCCCCGCACCACAATCTCGGGGAGCCGGTGCGCTGTACCTAAAATCAGCCGCTGATGTCATGGGTGGTCTTAATAAGATAGCGAAAGCGTTCCCCAAACTTAGCCCTGCGTATCGAAGGCGTTTCGTTAATCAAGTATACGAGTTCTTGAGCGGCGCTTCACCTGCCAAGAGAATTGCCCGCACCGCACTTCTATATTCCGCCCCGCTGCAAGCACTAACAGACGTAGCCAAGAGGTATGGTATCAAGTCCGCGTTTAAGCTGCACACCACGATACAGGGTATGGTGGGGGCGCAAGCGAGAGCGGAGACCCGCGTAGACGGTACAATGAACAGTATGCAGAAGTGGCTTAAAATTGCCACAGATGTACAGGTTGAGTCTTTCAATAACCTCGTTTACGACAGCACCACGCAACAGGTAGAACCCTTTTTAACAACTGAACAAGCACAGAAAAAATACAGAAACAACCCTGAAAAACTAGCTGTATGGAAGGCCATGCGGAAAGACGTTAGGGTTGTAGGGCTAGGTGGTAAAAACACCTACATCGAACTTCGTGAAAGCTACAGACAACAGTTCGACGAGCTACAGAAAGTTATAGCAAGCCGAATCGACGGCCTCAAAGACGCAGACGGTAACCCGCTAGCGGAAGAGGCTAAAGAGAGGCTCAAAACCGACATATTTGATAAGATATTCGCCAAGGGCCGTATTGAACCCTACTTCCCGCTAACGCGCCGGGGCGACAAGTGGCTGGAGTATAATACTAAAGTTACGGA